ATTCGCAGGGAATACCATTTCCCAACGGTCCGATCGAAGACAGAGTCTGTGGTAAGTTCTACCACTAACCGGCCCTTTGCGGGGCAGGCTACAAATGCTCTGTTCAACGTCGGCGGGACGCTTCATCGCTCTGTAGAGGTACAGAGAGATCGTTGGTTCTCAGGATGCTTTACTTACTTCTTTCCGAAAGACATTCTCGGATCGAAGAAGTTGAGCGACCTTGCGGTCCTAGCGGATCGCTTAGGCCTGACACCAACACCAGATGCTATCTGGGAAGCTACCCCATGGAGCTGGGCCGTGGGCTGGTTCTCCAATATTGATGACGTTATCACCAATTGGAGCCAGTTCCATACACATGGCCTGGTTTTGCGCTATGGGTACATGATGGAACATTCCATCGTTAAAGTACGCTATAGCTGGGTGGGTGCGAAGCCTATTCAGACTTCGTCTCCGCCCATTTCCGATACAGTCTTCGTTGTTGAAACGAAGCTGCGCAGGAAAGCAAACCCCTATGGATTCGGAGTTGGCTGGGAAGGTTTGTCTTCCTTCCAGCTCTCCATTCTGGCCGCGCTCGGAATTACTAGAGCGCGGTAGCAGTTGCCTGCTGTCCAAATCACCACAGGAGCAATGCCACATGTCGTTTACCGATCCGCAGTCAGTTACCTATCCCGCACCGATTTCGTTGACTCAGAGTCTCCCGCGCGTGAGCGTGGGGAACAATGCGTCGACTTACCGGTCCGCGGACGGGCTTGACCTCCTCTCCGCTTCCACTCAGTATGGGAAGCGGACGAGGTCTCTGCTGCGTCTCGACCACACGAAGATCGCTGCCGATGTGTTCGACTCCACTATCAACGTGGAGAAGAGCATGTCGGTCTACCTCGTCATCGATCGGCCCGATGTGGGCTTCACGAATGCCGAGGCGCTCGCCGTGTACACGGGTCTGAAGACGGCCATGACGGCCTCTACGGACGCGCTTATCACGAAGCTGCTGGGGGGCGAGTCCTAGGACGAACCCCTTATGTCAGCGTGCGAGCTACACTGTCCGTTCTTGATTGGCGTTAGCCAAAGAGAACCCAGTGAGCTTTCTTCGTACGGTTACATAGCACTCTCCGTATACCTATTTACATGGGTATGCGGATGCCTCATCATTATTTGGATGATGAGAGACCACTAGTTAGTGGAAAGCTATGTAGTAGGCCCATCGTGTGGCTCGGGAATATCCACCTCATATTAGGAGGGGTTATTGAAAAGCCTCACGTTGCTCTGGAACCAGGTGGCTTCCGAGGAAGCCACCCGGTGTTGCACAAGCACCCACCGCGACCAAAACACGGTCGCTGTGCGAGTCAAACATGAAGGGGAATCGTTTCTAACGATCACCCTTCCAGAATTCGGCAAGAGCTTCGAAAGAAGTCTCGAAACCGGGTTCTGCAGCCGACTGGATTTCCAAGGTTTTAAGTGGAAATCTGGTCTCCCTGCATTCTTGCAGGGTTTCCTCAGCCAAGTGTTTGACTCAGAGAGTGGTTGTTTGCTCGATGAACCAAACATTGATGCGATCCGAGCCGTGCGTCAGTTAACACTGATGTACGGTAAGGTATTCGCTCTCACAACAAAGGAGAGAGAACATGCAGCAATGCAACAGTACGTCGAGACCGAACAGGATGTTCGTAGGTCGGTCGACCAATCCCGAGCTGATGAGTGCGGTAAACGCGCTCGTTTCGCTCGGATGGCTGATCGTCTCTACGGACAGGTATTCCGTGACCTTCACAACTCCCTCCCTTATCGGGGGGGAACGTGGGTGGATCACGGTAACGCTGGACGTTCCGTTCAGCGACGAGGAAATGGATCGCCTACACACAACTGGCCTCAACTCGAGGCACACGAGTGTGTGGAACGATCCGATCTCGTTCCTGTCCACGGCCCAGGAGCCACTGCAGAACGCCGTTATGGCAATCTTAAGTGGCAACTAACCACCTGGACTGAGCGTCTGAATGAGGTCTTCCCGATGGAGGACTTCGTGATTCCCAATTACAACTTTTGGGAGTCAGTTCAGACGATGGACATCCTGGATCCCGGATCGGAGCAACCCGTTAGGGTTATATCCGTTCCTAAAACGCAGAAGACACCTCGTATCATCGCGATCGAGCCTTCATACATGATGTTCATGCAGAAGGC